GATCAGTCGGCTTCGATCACGGCGCGGAAGCGCATCGCGGCACGGTGGAGGCGTTGTTTCGCAAGGCGTTCGGTGCGAGTGCGTTCGCAGCGCAGATTGACGAGCGTGCCGGCGTCCAGCGTCAGCGGCCGGTCGTGCAGGGCGGCTCTTATCGCCGCGGAAATCGACTGCACCTCTCGCTTGCCGGGCGCGCTGGACCAGACCTCCAGCGAAAAGACGTGTTCCGTCCCCTCGTCGGTCGCGGTCGACCAGTCGAGCGTCGTCATCTCGGCGAGCACGACATACGGAAAGACGGCCTTGTTAATCAGCCGGTCGAAGACCGCGCCATCCGCCACGAGCCCGGTGAATGCCGCATCGGCCCCAAGCGCCTCCACGACAGCCTTTTGAAGGGCCTGTTCAGGACCGATCGTCATCTTCGGCTCCTGCTTCATGGAAAATTGCCTGGTGTGCCTCGTTGGAGACGGTGGAGCGGTAACGCGACGGGCCGCGCCTGTCGGTGCGGGACGGATTTGCCCGTTTGGCGATGTCCGACAGCGCATGGCTGAGATCGGCGATGGTCACGGTCAAGGCGAGCTTCATGGAACGGTCTCCTCGCAGAGGCAGACGACGTAACGTCCCGATTCATCGGGATCGTACATCGCCTTGATCTCGAACATCCTTTCGAGCTTGACGAGGCGCATCCCGAGCGCAATGTCGCGGCCGGCGCGCAGATAGATGCGATGAGTGACGACCTGACCAGCCTGACCCGCCAGTTCACGGCCGATTGCGGAGACCAGTTCGACCTTGCCCCAGAGCGAGGCGGCCACCGACCAGGAGCGCGTCGCCCCACCCTCGCCGTCAGGCGCGTCGACCGCCTGCTCCAGCGTCAGCCGGGTGGCGAGTGCGCCGGGATCGAGCATCAGCGTCGGCATCAGAGCGACCTCCGCCGCCAGGGCGCGATCAGCCTGTCATAGCCCGGCGGGATCGCCGCCGGCTGGTTTTCGGCCGACACGGCGCCGCGGAACTCGTACATCCGGGCGACATGAAGCAGGATCGCCTGCTTCAACGCATCGGGCACATCGGCGGCCGTATCGCCAAACCCGGCCGTGAAGTCGATCTCGATACCGTTCGGCATCCGGCCCGGAGCCGCCGGCGAACCCAGATAGAGGCGCGCCGGACGGGCCTTGGCGTCCAGTACTGACGATGAGAGGTCAACGAGCGACGGCCTTCCCCCGGCATCGTAGACCTGCACCTCGTCGACGGTCTGCACTGGGGAGCAGGCAATCTCGACAATCCCGCCTCGGGGCCACGCATCGAGCGTCAGCCGCCATTTCTGCGTGAGCAGGGCGAGGCCGGTCGCCGCCTCGATGTGCTCGGTCGCCACGGCGATCAAAGTGGCGACGAGGTCGTCCTCGTCGCTCGTCTCGATGCGGGCGAACGCCTTCGCGTCGCTCGATGTGACGGGCTGCGCGGAGGGCGGCTCGGTGCGGAAAAGGGCCATTCGGGCGCTCCATATCTCGAAAAGGCTGCGGCCCCGGCGGGAGGTGACCGGGGCCGCGCTTCTGGCAGGCGGGCGGATCGCGGGCGGCGTGGGGAAATCGCCGCCCGCTTCGATCCGACGCTTACGCCGTGCCGAACTTGATCAGCTTGATCGCTTCGAAGTTCTGGATTCCCCCGCCGACACGCTTGGTGGTGTAGAAGAGCACATAGGGCTTGGCGGAATAGGGATCGCGCAATACGCGAACGCCGGTGCGGTCGACCACCAGGTAACCGCGGCGGAAGTCACCGAACGCGATCGAGAGCGAACCCGATGCGACATCGGGCATATCCTCGGCCTCGACGACCGGGAAGCCCATCAGCGAGGCGGCCTGTCCGGCAGACGCCGGCGGCTGCCAGAGATAGTTGCCTTCGGCGTCCTTGAACTTGCGGATTGAGGCCTGTGTCTTGCGGTTCATGACGAAGACGGCATTCTGCCGGTGCCCCGCCTTCAACGCATAGATGGTGTCGACCAGCGTGTCGGAGGGATCGGTGGAGGCAAAAGCCGCGTCGGCGCCGGTGGCGATGGTGCCGAGCTTGCCCCATGCCCAGGCGCTATCGGCGACCGTCGGATACGACAGGAAGCCGGTCGGCTTGTTCGTCCCGTCGCCGGTGACGAAAGCGGCTCCCTCCTGCTCGGCGAAGGCCATCTCCACCTCGCTCGCGATCCACGATTCCATGTCGACCGCGCTGTCGTCGAGCAGTGACGCGGTTGCCGCCGGCATGGCGTAGAGCTCCATCGTCGGGAACTGCAATTCGGCAAGCTGCGGCGTATCTGTTTCCGGCCGCGCATCGGTCTCGCCGACCCAGCCGACGGCCATTCCCGTCGTGGCAAACGGCTTCTTCAGCACGGCGCCGGAGACCTGGCGAACGGTGGCGATGGAACGGATCGGGGAAAGCGCGCCGAGCCGCATGCCGATTTCGCCGTCCAGTTCATCGGGGACCAGATAGCCGCCGTCGGCGTCGGTGCCGTAGGAGAAGGCTTTCGCCTCGATCTGGCGAAGCGTCGTTTCGTCGCCGCGACGGATATAGGTCTCGAAGGCGGCCTTGTGCTCCAGCGCATCGAGGCTGGTCTGCCCAGCCCGACCCATCGCCGGGCGCGCCTTCTTCAGGACAAGCTGGTCGAGCACGCGTTTCTGGTCGTCGACCGCCTTGTTGATGCGCTCCATCTTTTCCGTCGTCACGACGTCCCCGGAAAGACGGGTCTCGAGCGCGGCCACGCGGCGGTCGTTGGTCTCCCTGAATGCTTCGAAAGCGCTCATGAAGTCGTCGAAGGCCTCGCCAATCGTATCGGGCGCCTGCTTGATTTCCGGCGCGATGGTGGTGTGTCTGTCAGTCATTGCGATTTCCTCTTGAGTGATCCTGAATTCTGCGGGCTGCTTCGCGGACCTTTTCCGCCAGCCCGCCCGTTTCGGCCCGGGCAGCGTCCTGCATACCGATCAGACCGGCGAAGCCCTTCGCCATCAGGGCGCGGGCCTCGCTTCGCGTCAGCCCAGCCTGGCGCGTGAGCCTGCGTTCAATGTCCCGCCTCGACGGGACGGATGCGCCGGGCAGGCGCTTGACGTCGGTGACGCGCGCGCCCGGCAGCATCGGAAATGTGACGACCGAAATCTCCCACAGATCGGCAGCCAGGATATGCCGGATGCCGGTTCTGGCATCGGTTCGGGCCTTGACCGCCTCGAAGCCGATCGACAGGCCGTCGAGCGCGCCCGCCTTCATCAGGTCGTGCACCTCGCGGGCACGGCCGACGCCGACCGCAAGCCGCCCCTCGACATAGAGCCCGCGACGATCCTCGCGGATGACGCTCCACGTCCCGATCGGCTCGGCCGGATCGTGCTGGAACAGCATCCGTATGCCGGCCGCCGCGCGCCTCTTGAGCGAAGCGGCAAAAGCGCCCTTCTCGATCACGTCGCGGCCGAGGTCGACGGCGCCGAACAGGCTTGCATAGCCCGAGAAGAAGCCGTCACCGGCCACCGTCTGGAGTTTCAGATCGGCAAATTTCGTCTGCCGGCCGGAGGCGGTTGCGCCCGAATCCATCGTCTTTCACCTCTTGTGTATGTCGTCAGTGTCTGCCGCCCGTCCGCCAAGACACACGCAAAGCCGACGGGCGGCAGGAGATCAGGCGCCATTCACCTTCGACCGAACCGTTCTGCGACGCGCGAGACTGCGCCGAGAAGCCACCACGCCGAGAGGCTGGCGGCGGCCGAACCGGTCAACATCAGTTCCGGGCCGGAGATCCGACCCTGAAGGCCGAAGCGTTCAGCGATGGCCGCACCGAAGGCACTGCCGAAGACCAGGCCGAAGACGAGCCCGACGAAGAAACGCGAGACCGCCTCCCGATGTCCCTTCGGCAGAAGATAAACCAGCGAGATCATTGCGCCGGCTGCTGCACCGGTGATCTTCGCGAGATAGAGCCAGACGTCCTTTTCCATGGCATGACCACCTTTCTCAGGCATCGATTCAGGTGCCTCGCGGATCGATTCCTCATTGTTCGGCAAGCGGTTGATACCCCACGGCTTCCCGCTTCTCGGATTCGGTCAGGAAGTCGGCGTCGCCGACCCGCTGCCACAAGGATTCCCGCTCCGCCGACAGGCCGATAATCGCGTCGGTGTCGTAGGTCAGGCGCAACTCGTCGCCGTAGATCGGCGCAAGCCAGTTGCCGAGGGAAACGACGATCCGGTTGAGCAACGGCAGAACGGTGAGGCGGTAGAACGCGCGATTGGCCTCGGCGTAGTTGGCATAGGTGTTGTCGCCGGGAATGCCGAGCAGCATCGGCGGTACGCCGAGTGCCAGCGCGATGTCGCGCGCCGCACCGTTCTTCGCCTGCACGAAGTCCATCTCCCGCGGCGTCAGCCCCATCGATTTCCAGTCGAGCCCGCCTTCCAGCAGCATCGGGCGGCCGGCTCGCCTGGCGCCGGAATACCCCTCCTCCAGTTCCTGCTTGAGCCTGGCATATTGGTCCTCGGAGAGATTGCCGCCCTCCTTGGGCTGGTAAACCAGCGCCCCCGAGGGACGGGCCGAATTGTCCAGAAGCGCCTTGTTCCAGGCCGATGCCGCGTTCGACAGATCGAGCGCCGTCAGCGCTGCCTCCAACGGCGAAAAGCC